TGCAACATCTGCAATTACTGCAAGTTCATTAGTAACCGCATCATTTGATAACGGAACTCGTAACTTAACATTTACAAAGGGAGATGCAAGTACATTCGCAGTTAACATACCTGATGTAAGCGGAAGTAGTGGTAACTTTGTAACTACATCTTCATTCAACGCATATACTGCATCTAATGACCAAAGAGTAAGTTCTTTGGAAGCTAATAGTGCATCAGTTAATACATCTATATCTGCATTAAATACATTTACTCAATCTGCAGACCAAAGATTAGATTCTATCGAAGCAGTGAGTGGTAGCTGGATAACTGAATCCGAAACAGGTTCATTCGCAACGACAGGTTCAAATACATTCACAGGTATTCAAATATTCACTTCGGAAATAACTGCAAGTAATACTTTGGTTAATGGTGATTTGACTGTTTTTCCAAACACATCAGTTAAATTAAACGGAAACGTAGATATTCAGAACTACTTATATGTAGGTGCTGGACAAACTATGGGTTCGCCTACAGCCGCTATCACATGGTTAGGTAGTGGAAGTATAGATGGAACATTCTCTGCTTCAGTAGATGCTAGAATAAACGCAATTACTGGTAGTGGAACTACAAATACAGGCTCATTATTAGTAACTGCATCAGCAGCAGGTTCAACTATTACATTTACAAAAGGAGATGCATCTACATTTAGTGTAAGTGTAGATACTGGTAGTGCAGGAACAACAATATATGAAGTAGTATATACGGGTGAGAATATAACTAAAGGAGACCCATTATATATTTCGGGCTCACAAGGTGCTAACCCAATAGTATATAAAGCAGATGCAAGTAATCCGGCTAAAATGCCTGTAACATTTGTATCGGCTGAAACAATAGCAGCTGCAAGTACAACTGAAGCAATAGTATTAGGTTTAATCGAAGGAATTGATTTAACTGGCTATACTGCAGGACAAGAGATATATGTAGCAGAAGGTGGTGGATGGTCTACATCTAAACCATCAGGCAGTGCTTCAATTACACAATTATTAGGTGTAGTAACTAAAGGTGGTAATGGTGGAAAAGGATTGGTATTAAACCCAGGTCCTGCAACATTACCAGGTTTAGATAATGGATATATGTGGGTAGGTGGAGCAAACAATCAACCTACTGAAATAACTACTGCATCATTCGCAACAACAGGCTCAAACACCTTTACAGGTAATCAAATAATTACTGGTAGTGTTTATATTAGTTCATCAGCGGCAGTAGATTTAAGAGTAGAAGGACAAATATTCGTTTCTTCATCTGCAACAGGTGGAACAACTGCACCAAGGATTACAGTATCTGGCTCTGCAGGAGTAACTCGAATCAATAGAAATAATATTACTATTACTGATGCAACTGATGAGGGTGGTATGTTTCCATCAACATTATATACAAAAGATGCAGCAACTTTTGATGAAATTGGATTTACGGTAGACCCATCTGTATTCTCAATTAGTGGGTGGTCAACTGGCCCCGCAATATATGTTAACAATGATGCATTAGATACTTATCCTGCTGTAATTGGTTTCCAAAATAAGGCAAACTATACCGATGGTAGAGTAGCAGTATTAACTCCATTAAGTGCAAGTGCAGGATTTACTGCATCACTACAAAATGGATATGCATGGGTTGGTAATTCATTAGGACAAAATACTCAAGTAGCAACCTCATCATTTGGTAGTACAATAGATACAGGTAGTTTCGCAACAACAGGCTCTAACCAATTCAATGGTAATCAGACTGTTAACGGATTTGTATCAGCATCTAATGGATTCTTTGCAAACGATAACACAACTACATTAACTGTTGGTGAAGGTTCTAACATTCGTTTTGTTAGTGGCTCAAGCTACTACAACGTACAATTAGTGCCAGGTGTTGGAGATATGGCATTTAGTAGAGATGGTGTAAGTAATGTTAAAACATTTACATTAGCAGGTGCTGCAGGTAACTCTACAACATTCCAAAACAATAGTGTTGAGATTCAAAGTAGTGTTCCATCATTTACTGTTAACGCAGCAACACAATCGTATAGCGGTAGTGGTAATATTGCATTTACTTCTAACAATTGGACTTTAAGTTCACTAACTTCTCAATTTGCAACAACTGCATCATTTATTGGAAGTGTTAGTGTTACTGGTCAAAGTGGTGGTGATGGTAGAGCAATAATGTTAGGACATAGTGGCTCATTGGTATTAGCTAATAGTTCTATTACTAACACATACGCTTCATTAGCACATATAAGTTCATCAGCAGCAAACGCAAATACGAACTTAATATTCAAATCAAATAACAATACAGCTGATACAATCATATCAAGCAGTGCAAACATATTCGTAAATCCATCAGCACCAACTTCAGGATTTAAAAGATATCTGACTGGTGGTAATATTGCAATTGGAGGTAGTGGAGCAGGATTTCCACAAATATCAGGCTCTATGGCTTGGTCACCTACTATTGCAAATAACGTATTTGCTAACTCTTCAACTCCTATAACATATAGAGGACCTGTTAGTGCATCAGCATCTACAATAAATAATAACTTATTCGCAGGTGGAACAATCAATTTAGGACAATCCGCAACAAATAACTTTGAGAGACAGCAGAACGCCTTAACTATGAATGGTAACATTTTAGGTGGAACTCTTAATGCAATTGCAGCTAAAACTCCATTATCTGCATCATCAACTATTGGTAATAATGTTTTAGTTGGTTCGATGACACTTAATATGGATAGTTCATCGGTAAATGCAAATGGTAATATGATTAATGGTGGCCTTACCATAAATAACTCATACTTACCAGGAACAATAAATTCGACTAGTGGATTCGTTGGATTCAATACGAGTAACGTAAATGGTGGACTAACGGCATATTTTTCAGGCTCCAATACATCATTTACAGGCACACCAAGAACTATAAGTAACATTTTAAACGCAGGAGGAGGAAACGTAATATCTGCATCATTTAATGGAGATAACTCTTCAGTAAATAGTTTAGGTTTAATCGGACAAGGTCTATTAGCATATGGTAACCAAACAAGAGCAGCAGCTGCAACTGATGCAACTTGGGGTGGAGCATTCGTAGGTAGATGGAACGCAATTAATGGTAATAGAGCATACACCGCTGATACTGTATTTGCAGTAGGTACGGGTACTGCTGAAGCAAGTAGAAAAACTGCTTTCTTAATCGATTCTGGCTCTAACACATTTGTAGAAGGAACATTAAATGTAAGTGGTAGCACTTCATTGACAGGTTCATTCAGAGCAAACATACCAACTGCATCAGCAGAGAGCCAAGTAAACTTATTCAATTGGGCACCATTTGTGGGAGCAAATGGTACTACATATACATCAGCAAACTTCTCATTACAAGATTACGCTTCATCTAATATAGACCAGCAATTTGTAATAGAATATGCTAACGCAGATTTCCAAAAGTACACCGGATTCGTAGTAGGACCTACAACAGCAGGTTCTAAATTACAATTCTCTGTAAATACGGGCATCGGTTATGATTTCGATGAGATATCATTAACTGATAATGGAAATAATACATCAACTGCTTTAATTAAATCGGACACGAATATATTAAGAGGAGCTACACAAATAACAGGTAGTTTATCAGTATCAAGTTCGATTTCAGTTCAATCAGGCTCATATACTGGAAACGTAGTAACTAATATAACGCCTGTATCATCATCGTTACAACCTGTGTTAAACATAGTAACAATGACAAGTGCAGAGTACGCATTAATTACTCCGGATTCACAAACACTATATGTAATAGTATAATATGATAAAATTAGGAAATAGCGGGATATTATTAAAGGTAGGTAGCCAGGATGTGCAATCAGCATATCTTGGTTCTACTTTAGTTTATTCTGCTTCCACAACAACAACGAGTACTACAACAACTACTACATCGACTACATCTACCACAACCACAACTGCAAATCCAATACCATCAGGTGCATACGCATTCTATGATTTTGGAAATGTAACATCTTATCCAGGTTCAGGTAGTACTGTATTCGATATAAGTGGAAATAGTAATAATGGTACATTAGTAAACTCACCAACATTTAGTTCAACTTTTGGTGGTGAATTAAGATTAGATAATGCTAGTTCTCAAAGAATAGATTATTCAGCATCATTCACACCTGATACATCTGTTGTTGTTATTTGGAAAAACGTAGATTCAACATTCTCAAAAGATACAGGTTTTCCAGATGCAACATTTGCATATGGTATTAAGTACGCACCATTAGCAGCAACTAAAGGATATACACCTATATTGATGAGTAATTTAGGTGTAGGTAATACATACTTTGATGCAGAAGTAACCGCAACTGATATTACACAATGGCATCAATGGGGATGTGTTGTAACATCATCAGGAACAAGCTCAACTGCAACTAACTATTTAGATGGAAATGCTTCTTCTGCAACTGAAACTAAATCATTTGATAGAAGTGGAACATCGGGTAGCGGAACTGCATATTTAGGATGGGATAGTGCAGTAGGTGATAGATATGCTAATGGATATTTAATGGCTTATTTACAATATAATAGAGCGTTAACTACATCTGAATTGAATAGTATATACACATATTATTCAGCTAGATTTGGTGGTGGTACAACAACTACTACAACTACTGCAGCACCGACTACAACGACAACAACAACAACCGCAGCTCCAACAACGACTACGACTACAACAGCTGCACCGACAACAACAACCACAACTCTGGCTAACGCTTGTTACAACCAAACAACTGTTACCTTTACATCAGATGATAACGTAAACTTTAGGTTTGGTTATACTTCATGTGATGGTACTCAATCTACATTAGGTGGAAGTACTCTAACGCCGGGTTCATTTACATTTGATAGTTCTTATTGTATAAGAGCTGGTGAAGTGGTTGCTGCACCTTTGGGTGAAGGTACTGTGGTAACTGGCGTATCGCAAACTAGTCAATGTGGAACTTTCACAACAACCACAACGACTACAACTGCCGCACCTACTACAACGACTACAACTGCAGGACCGACTACAACAACAACTACAACTGCAGCACCGACAACAACTACAACTACTTTAGCTAGTTTTACAGTTGAATATTATTTAGTTGCTGGCGGTGGCGGTGGAGGCCGTTTAGGTGGAGGCGGTGCCGGTGGCGGTATTGTTTCAGGCTCTGCTACAATTGTGCCAGGTGTAGTCTATTCATTAACAGAAGGTGCAGGTGGATATACAGCTCAAAGTGGTAGTGCAACTACCGCATTTGGAGTAACTGCAATAGGTGGAGCAGCTGGCGGTGGAACTAATGGAGCTGCTACATCGGGAATGGCTTATGGTGGAGGTGGTAGTGGTAATACAGATACATCAATACAAACAGGCTCGATAGGAGTATATGGATATAATGGTGGTGATGGTAGCTTCGCATTAGATACAAATGGTGGTGGAGCAGGTGGAGCTGGTGATGGATTTGATGGAGTAAGCGGAAGTTCAGGTAATGGTGGAGTACCTCTTTATATACCATACTTAAATAATAATGTACAATTATATATGAGTGCATCTTCAGGTGGTGGTGGAGCAGCAACCTTAACATCAACCAGAGGAGAAGGTGGTACATTAGATAGTAGTACCGGATTAGGTAATGGAGGAGTTTATAATTCAGTTGGACAAGATGGGTTTTGGCCGGGCGGTGGAAGTGGTGGACATAGTTCTAATGCAACAACAATTAATAGATGGGGAGCAATGGGATATATACAATTTGTATATGATGGACCAATAAAAACTAATCTAGCCATAACAGGTTCAGGTGCAATACAAAATTATAACTCATCTGTTGATAAGACTTATGTAAGATTGATTCCTCCAGTATCCCCAACAAATGGTAGTAGTTACACTTGGACACTACAATATGGATAATTTATTAAAAAAATTACAACTTTTTAAATAACCAATGTTAAATAACTAAATAACAAATTTATTATGAACGCAAAACAAGTCCTAAATAAGATAATGACCCTTTTAAGTAAAGATGAAGTGGCATTCACTTATGCTAGATTAAAAGATGGAACAATCGTAGAATCAGCTACATTCGATGTAGGTGAAGATTTGTTCGTAGTTTCAGAAGATGGAACTAAAACACCAGCTCCAGATGGCGAGCATGAGTTAGCACTTAAAGATTCAGAAGGTGAAGAAACTCTATTGAAAGTTATCACTAAAGACGGTAAAATCGTTGAAAGAGAGAACGTAGAATTAGAATTAGCAGATGCTGAAACTAAAAAAGTAGAAGATTTACCACAAACTAATGTTGAAGAAGAAGCTAATATCGTTAAAGACATCAAATCTCCTGCATCTGATGATAAAGGTTTAAAACCATCTTCTATGATGGCTGAAGTAACTGAAGAAGTTAGTGAAGATATGCCTGAAACTGATGGTGAGCCAATGGATGATGAAATGCCATCTATTGAAATCGAATTGAAAGATATGATTGACAAATTATCATACAGAATCGAAGAGATGGAAAAGAAGATGATGGAAATGGAGAAAGTAAAAGAAGAAGTAGTAGACAAAGAAGCAGACATTGAAGAAGAAATGGAATTACCTAAATTAGATGGTGCTCCTGTTGAAACTAAAATGAGTGCTGAAAAGACAGTTAAATTCGGTAAGAAAGTTGCAAATACGCAAGATAGATTCTTATCTAAACTTTATAAATAAAAATATTTTAAAAACAAGGTAAAATGAAAAAATTACAAAAATTCGCAGAGCCTCAAATTACTTCTACCTACGCGGGTGAATTCGCAGGTCAGTATATTGCAGCAGCTCTTTTGTCAGCTAGAACGCTTGACAACAAATTAATCACAATCCACCCTAACGTAAAATTCAAAGAAGTTTTACAAAAGGTAGCGGTTGATGGTATCGTACAAGACGCATCTTGTGACTTCGTAACTTCAGGTAGTGTAGTATTATCTGAAAGAATTTTAGAACCAAAAGAATTACAAGTTAACTTACAATTATGTAAGCAAGAGTTCGTAGATAGCTGGGAAGCTTTACAATTAGGATATTCTGCATTTGATTCTATTCCTGCTAACTTCAACGATTTCTTAATTTCTTATGTAGGTGGTAAAGTAGCAGAAGCAACTGAACAATCTATTTGGAGAGGTACTAACGTTAACGGTCAGTTCGAAGGTTTCCAAACTGAATTCTCTGCTTCTATCGCAGCAGGTGGAGCAACAGCAGTATTGGCAGCAAAGAGTGGCTCAGTAATCATCTCTGGTTCTGTAACTTCAGCTAACGTATTAGACAAATTAAATTCAGTAGTAAACACTATCCCTGATACTGTTTATGGTAAGGAAGATGTATTGTTGTATGTATCTACTGACGTAGCTAAAGCATATCAGCAAGCATTAGCAGGTGGTGCTATCGGTGCAAACGGATGGAACAACCAAATGAACGTTGGTGAAAAACCATTCAACTTCAATGGTATCGAAATCGTATTATGTCCTGGTATGAGTGCTTCTAAAATCGTAGCAGCTCAAAAATCTAACTTATTCTTCGGTACAGGTTTATTATCTGACCACAACGAAGTAAGAGTGTTAGACATGGCTAATTTAGATGGTTCTCAAAATTATAGAATCATAATGAGATACACTGCAGGTGTTCAGTTCGGTATCGGACAAGACATCGTTTACTACGGTGCATACTAATAAAAAAACTAATGGGGTGGGATAATACTCACCCCTATTTTAAAAATTTTAAACAATAACAGATATGTCTTGTAATTTATCAGCTGGAAGAAACGAAGTTTGTAAAGATAGTATCGGCGGCTTGGCTGGCGTTTACTTCTTAAACTTTACGACTGGTTCTTTCACTAAAAACGGAGCTGGTGAAGTAACTGCATTCCCTTCAGGAAGTACAGTATACTATTACCAATTAAAAGGAACAAGTGCATATACTGAAACTGTTAACTCATCTCGTGATAACGGAACAACTTTCTTTACGCAAGAATTAGTTCTTAATTTGAAAAAGTTAACAAACGAAATGACTACCCAATTAAAGCTTATGGCTTATGGTAGACCTCAAATCGTTGTTCACACAATGAACGGAGATGCTTTATTAGTAGGTGAACAAGAGGGTGCAGATGTAACTGCAGGTACAATTCAGACAGGTGCAGCAATGGGTGACCTTTACGGATACTCAATTACTTTCACAGGTATGGAGAAGTTACCAGCGGCTTTCATTAGTGGCTCTACAACAGCAAATCCTTTCGCAGGATTGGGTGCAAATCCAACTGTTGTTTACGGAACTAATAGCTAATCAGTATATTCACAAATATATTTAAAGACCCTTTCAGAAATGGAAGGGTTTTTTATTTGCCAACTATTTTTACTTTTTAGGATGTTAAATATAGAAGAACATAAACTATTACGAGATAATGCTTACCTATTTTATATCAGGCAGTAACGGATACACAATTAGAACGAGTCAAACTACCTCTAATGCATTTACAATGTCATTACAAGATATGTTAACTCAAGTGAATTCTACTGCTTCAATCGTATCCCAATCATACAACCAATGTGAAAGCATGGCTTCGTTTACTGCAAGTATAAGTGGAGCATATGTTGGGCAAGAGTTCAGAGCAACATTAACAAATGGTGTTTCTGAATTATGGAATGGTAGTATTCAAATATTTGGTTCACAATCAGTATCTAAACCTGAATACATCAACCAAATACCAATCAACTCTGGCTCAATATCAGCGGATAGCAGTAACGAATATATTATAATGAACTAATATGAAGAAAGAAGTAAATTTCAATGTTTTCAATGTAAGCGGTAACAACTCTTTGCCAGTAGTTACTGAAGATACGAGAACAAGATATGGATGGATTCCATTTGGCATTAATGGACACGATGATTTCTTTGATGCAGTTAATATTGCATACAATCAATCAACAACTAATGCAGCCTGTATAGAAGGTATTGCAGATTTAATATTTGGTAAAGGTATCTACTCAAAGAATGAGGCGTTTAATCCTATCCTACAAAAGATACTACCGCAAGAGGATGTTAAAAGAGCAGCATTCGATTTAAAATTGTTTGGTAATGCTGCATTCCAAGTTTATTGGAACGATGACCATACGAAGATAATTAAGTTTTATCACGTGCCTGTTCAAACACTTCGTGCTGAAAAGATATATGATAATCCTCGTATTGAGAACTACTACTATTGTGTAGATTGGAACGACCAAAGAAAAGTAAGAGATAAGAAAAAGATTCCTGCTTTTGAAACATCATCAGAGAAGATGGAAATACTTTGGGTTAAGAATTATACTCCTAATCTTTATTACTATTCCCTACCTGATTGGATTTCAGCATTTCAGTATTCAATTGTAGAAGCTGAATTAAGTAACTTACACACAAACAATATCTTAAATGGTTTCTTACCAATGGTAATGTTGAATATGAATAGTGGTATTCCAGCACCTGAAGAAAGACAAACTATTGAAGATTTATTATACGCTAAATTTACAGGCACTAATAACGCAGGTAAGTTTATGTTATCATTCAATGATGACCCTGCTACTAAACCAACTATCGATGTAATTCAAATCGATAATCTGCATGAGAAGTTTAGTTATGTAGCAGAATACGCACAAGATAGAATATTAGTTGCACATAGAATTACTTCACCTCTTTTATTTGGTATTAGAACTGCTAACAACGGATTCTCTTCTCAATCGGAGGAAATGAAAACCGCATTTAGTATCTTACAAACAATGACAATTGCACCATTCCAAAACGTAATCTTAAATATTTTAGATTATGCTATGACTTGTGGTGGATACGATAACGCAGAATTATACTTTGAGCAATTAACTCCATTAGTAATCTTATCACAACAAGCTGAAGAAACAGGTCAAACTGTTGAACAAATTGAAGAAGATACAAACGATGCTATGGAAAATCCTGCAGCTACCGAAGATACGGGTGATGCAGACCCGCAAGATATTGCACCAGATGAACCAATCGAAAGATTTGAGTATGGTTTAAGTGGAGCATTTTTTAAAAAAGAATACACAACTGAAAAAATATAAGATATGGCAACCGCATTATTTATTACGAGAAACGACATAATTAAAAATACTCCTTTACAGGGAGCTATTGATGCAGATGCGTTGTTACCATTTATGCATACTGCACAGGTAAAATACTTAAAGAATCTTTTAGGTACTGTATTATACGATTATTTGAGTGCACAAATTGAAACTCAAACTCCATTTACTGGCAGATATGCTGAATTGATGACTGACCACGTTAAACCAACCCTTATTTGGTATGCGTGTGTAGAATATATTCCTTTCAGTTCTATACAATTCAAATCTAATGGTGCTGTGAAGCAACAGAGTGAGCAAGGCGTCGCTCCATCTAAATCGGAGATAGATTACCTTCAAGCGCAAGCAAGAGCAAATGCTGACTACTATGCGTTGAGATTACAAAACTTTTGTATTTCATATTCGCAAGATATTCCACAATACTTACAAAGTGTTGGAAATCAAACACAAATTTACCCAGACCAAACGAATCAATATTTTGGTGGTATTCAATTATAATAAACTATGAGCTACTTACAATATAATCAGAAAGTAAACTATACATTGTATTACAATGCTTTAGATTATTTTGAAACTATAATGACTAATCATCCACAAATCGCTAAAGTAACAACTGGCGATATTACTGAAGTTGATGAAAGAGAGTTTCCTATGTATCCATTAGGTAATGTGAACATATTGAGTAGCACGATATCTGATTCTACAACTCGTCACGAAATACAATTAGTAATTGCTGACAAGATTAAGAATAAAGATAACGAATCAAATCCTATTACAAATGAACAAACGATTCCGTTTTATGGAGTTGATGATACAGTTGATATTCTTGCTAACACTTTGGCAATTATCAATGACCTTACTTCTTTTACACAATATTCAGTAGGGGCATTCGATATAGATGGTGAAATAGTATGTGAACCATTTATGGAAAGATTCAACAATGGATTAGCAGGACATGCAGCTACATTTACATTAGTAACACATAACGATAGACCTCGTTGTTTATTTAATTTGTTACCATCTGGCTCATATCCTAATCCTACTTGCTAATGGCTTCATCAAAAATACAATTACCTTTAAAGAACGTTGCAAAGCAGATACGAAATGTAGCATCTGCTTTAGCACCACGTAAAACGGGCAATCTTCGTAATGTATTACGTTCATATAATACGCCCGATAGAATGGTTAAATTTGGAAAGAATGGTTCAGCAAATATTACGTTTTTCTTTGCGCCTCCTGGAGCTACTTATGGTAAATACTGGAACAAACCATACGGAAGTGGTAATGGTACAACTGCAAAGATTAAGAGTAGATATCCACAACACTTCGACTACGCTGATAAAGCATATAAAGACCAGACTGTTAAGAAGTTAATTAAGGATTATACTAAAGCATTAGGTAAGCAAGTAGCAACTGAATTAAGAGAAGCAGTAAGAGCAAAGTAACCATCACTTACTTTTTTAAAAACAATGGTTAAAGTCATAAAGGAAATATAGATGTCTTTAAGTATAGTACAAACTCCAGCAACGTGTTCATTAGCACAATCACCAATTATATTTTCCGTAGTGGAAAGTACAACTGCTACCGTCTTACAGGATGGTTTTCAATATTTGTGCGATTTGTATTATTGGAAAGGAACTCCAAGCAATTCAGGCTCGGTAGATTACATATTATCAAAATATCCTAACACATCTTTACATGGTATTTTTGATTTAAACAGAATTATCAATTCAACACTTACTGATTTAGCACAAGCTAACCAATCAAACGTAATATACTTTGCGGGAGATTTCTATTGGCAGTATCCATCAGGAAGTACATATGTAACAGGTTCGCATGTAAAATCTGATGTGTATAAAGCATTAGATGGATATTCAATATTCCAAGAACCAATCGGACAAGCTATATTTAATAAAACACCACATTGGCCTTTGATGACTGATGGACCAGCAACACAATCTGCATTCATTACAAATGAAGGAGTGGCGAGTGTATATGTTGGTACAACGGGTGGTGGAACTGCTCCTACAAAGATAGTTTATACATCTAATTTGGGAAGTGCGGACTATACTGTGACAGGTAATACAAATACATCAGGTCAGGTTGCACAATATCCAATAGGACCAGCAGAAAGTGGATTCCCATTATCGACTAGTGGATTAACTTATTTTACTACACAAGCATATAATGGTAGTACACCAATAGGAACAAAGATAACTTATAATATTGTTTGTACTCAAAAGTATCCAAACATTCGTATCAAATGGAAAAATAGATACGGACAATTTGATTGGTTCAATTTCAATATGATAAATAGACAAGGATTCAATACTGAAAGAAGAACTTATCAACCACAATTAGGAAGTTGGCAAGCATCTACATTATCATACAACAACTATGATAGTGCAACTCTAAACTATATTACGGATTCTACACAAACTCTTTCAGTTCAATCTGACTGGGTTGATGAAGCATACAACGATATATTCAAAGAATTATTAGTTGCTGATGAAATATATTGGATATACGATGAAAGTACAGGAGATTTAAGACCTATCACTATATCAACTGATTCTATCACATTTAAGACAGGAGTAGTTGATAAGGTAATTCAATACGGATTCGACTTTAAGTGGGGACAAAATTATAAATTGATTATCTAATGGGAGTAACGAGTACACAAGGTTTTGTATTTAAACTGATAGCAAACGGAACTCAATTAGACTTGTTTGATGATGAAGATATCTTAATATCAGATAACGTAACAGGTCTATTTGATATTGGTGTGCTACCATCAGATTTTACTCGTCAAATTACTGTACCCGGCACAAAGAAGAATAACGCTTTCTTTGAGCACGTTTACGATATATCGGTTGTTAACCCATACCTTTTTGCAACGAACACAAAAGTTCCTTGCTATTTGGATTTTGATGGTATCTATTTATCAGATGGATACTTACAATTAAACAAAGTAAATGTTCTTGCTAATAAGTTCATTGAGAGCTATGAGATAACTATCTTCGGTGGACTATCTTCATTTGCAAGAGATATCAATAGAAATTTCCTAACCGACTTATCTTCTCTTTCACAATACAATCATACTGCATCCTACGAAGCTATTTCAGCAAGTTGGCAAGGTAATCTTTTCAATGGCGATATAGTTTATCCTCTTGCAGATTATGGTAGTGGATATCAATATACACAAGGTAGTTTACAAACATTTGGAATGAATACCTTTGATGGTGCTTTGACTGTACAAAACTTTAAACCTGCTATACGAGCTAAAGCAGTATTAGATGCAATATTTGAAGAAGCAGGATACACATACACATCATCATTTTTGAATTCAGGTGTATTGGATGATGTATATATGATTTGCAACTACGCACTTAAATATCCTGAATTTACAGGTGTTGATTTAGAAACCTATGGTAAAATAAAAGTAGGTGCTATTTCAGGTAGTGGAATGACAGACGTTCAATTACCATCAAATACTTTTGTAACATTACCTTGGTATAATACATTAGTAGATGCGCAAGGCTTTTATAATAATGGTGCATATAGAATAGATAAGAGAACTAATTTAGAAGGTATTCTAAACCTTAATGTAAACGTAAGTTGCTCGGTAAATAATATGCCGGGTACGTTTAGTGCAAATGGTACCTGGCAATTACAAATGGTTGAAACAGGCAGTTCTACTGCATATGGATTAACTGCTATACAATCTTATATTGTATTCTTTGACCAATTACAACAAAGTAGAACGGGTGGTATAAACACTACATACGAATTACAAACACAATTTAAATTGTATGATATACCCGCTGGTAACTATTACTTTCAGGTAAAACAAAGACCTAATTTTGCATCACCAACGGTTCAACCAACGGTAATAATGGACCCAGGTGAAACAAATAAATCTTATATAGAAATTAAGCAAGTAAACCAAGCAGCTGATGGTAGAATTATGGATATACCATCTAATATGCCATATGGTACTAATGGAATTAAGCAAATTGATTTTATATTAGGTTTGCAAAAGAAATTCAATCTAATCATTTATCCAAATAAGACAAGAACAAATGAATTCATTATTGAAACATTTAATGATTGGTATAAAAGAGGTGAAGTAAAAGATTTTAATAAATACATTAATTTAGATAAACGAATTGAGGTAATTCCTGCAAACAACCTTGCAGTAAATAAACTTAATTTTGGAGATACATTGGATAACGATTATATCTCTCAACAATTCAATAAAGAAGCAAATAGAGAATATGGTAAATCATATTATATAGATACAACAAACTTCTTCTCACAAGGAGAGTTTAATGTTAAAACAACGTTTGCTTCTGACCCATTAATTAGAATACCAGGTACAGGTTTATCGGGTAGTGTTGGTGGTATTACACCGCCTCTACCTACATGCGCAGTATATACTGTAGGACCAGTATTTACGGGTGGATTTACTTATTGGATTAATTGCGATGGAACTAATCAATCTACTTATATTGATTATGGACAAACAATTAATATAGGATGTGCACAAATCGGTTCAGTATCAGCTAACGGCCCTGTAACTTATATAACTTCATGCGAATAATATGGCTCAGATAATACCAATCAAAATACCTACTTATATATCAGCAGCAGATTTTGCTCCTGCTAGGGTATTACCACGTTTATTATATTATAACGGATTGGTTGAGTGTGAAAATTTCTATATAGAAAGTGGCTCGCTTACAAGGTCAGGTGTGGTTAAAGAAGAAACCGCATTTCCATATTTTGATAACTACAATGTAGTAACAGGAAGTTTTCCGAGTGCAGGTTCTGATTCACTTTTATTTAATAATGAAGGAGCTGCATATGGTGCTTTACCAACTGGCAGTTTATATACAAAGTATTGGGAAACATATATAAATTTATTATATAATCCAACTACGAGATTATTGAATTGTGATGCAATAATTCCATTAGCTGATTATTTCAATATGGAATTGAATGATATAGTAGAGTTCAGAGGAAACTACTATCATCTTCGTGCAATCAATGATTACAATTTAAAAAATGGTGAATGTAAGATTCAGTTATTAGGCCCAATATTAGAAGATGCATTACAACTTGCTAACCCAGGTTGTAACTTTGGATTTATATTAGAGCAAGTAGCAGGTACAACAACTACCACTACAACAACAGCTGCTCCTACTACGACTACTACCACTACTACGGTAGCACCAACTACGACTACAACAACTGCTGGTGGAACTACGACTACAACTACGGGCGGACCAACTACTACAACTACTACGTTTAGTAACAACCCTTGTAATTGTGTTGAGATTAATCTAACATCAGAAGGTGGTGAAGTTGCGACATTCAACTGTTATGGACAGAATGAGAATTATGTTTATATGACAGGTGGTACTAAATACTTATGTGCAGCTGTAATAGGTGGATTATTGCAAGTATCAATTGTATCAGGAACAGGAACCTTCTCACCTATTGGTAATTGTAAGACTGGAGCATGTCCTCCGGCAACTACGACTACAACTACGACTACTGCAGCACCTACTACTACTACGACTAGTACAACAACTACTACATTAGGTCCGACTATATTCAGAGCAGCTAACTGCCAGGATATTTTCGACTTTAATACATACCAAGCGTTTGTAACATCTTCACTACAAGTTGGTGATGTATTACAAGATGCTTTTGGAACTTGCTACTCAATTTTAAACTTTGATGGTGAAGTGCCAGTAGGAACATTAACATATGTTGGAGGCTCAGGAAGTTGTGGACAGGCACCTTGTGTTACTACAACTACAACCGCAGCACCATTCTGTAATACTTGGGAAGTAAGTAACGCAACAGGCGCAGGATACTACATCAAATACAAATATTGTGGAGATACGACATTCTCTTACCCAGAAATACCTGCATCTTCTACGAGAACATTCTGTGTTCAAAATAATCAGATATTCAACGCATTTGGTGCACCATTAACATTTACTAATTTAGGTATAACTTGCTCCGCTACGACTACTACAACTACGACTACCGCAGCACCTACAACTACAACTACTACGACTAGAGCACCTTATTGTTCTATTTGGACAGCTGAAAATGCATTTGGAGCTGGATATACAATCAGATACAAATATTGTGGTTCAGTTGATAATACGTTTGTAGAAGTTCCACCATTTACTACTATTAGTTTATGTGTACAAAGTGGTGATATATCTAATTTAGGTAATCCAATTGTATTAACTGAAAGTAGTGCAAGTTGTATAGCAACGACTACAACAACAACAACAACGGCTGCACCGACTACGACAACCACAACTACAAGAGCACCTTATTGTTCGTTCTGGACTGCAAGTAACGCATTTGGAGCTGGATACAATATTCAATACACTTATTGTGGAGCAACAGGTTCGACATTTGTAGAAGTTCCTGCTAACACATCAATTATACTTTGTGTTCAATCAGGTCAAATTAGTAATTTAGGTAATCCAATCTTATTAACTGAAGATAGTGGAAGTTGTATAGCAACAACTACAACTACTACGTTGGCTCCTACGACTACTACAACTACATTGCCAGTAGGATGTTTCATCTACGATGTAACTAACAACGGAGCAGGTTCTGCATTCTTCGATTACCAATATTGTAATGGTGGATATATCCGTGAAGATTTAGCAGGTGGTGGAGCATCGACAAGTGTTTGTGTGTTGAATGGTAATATCAGTTCTTCATACGCACCAATGGTAATCACTTTCACAGGTGTTCCGTGTGTAACATCAACTACGACTACAACTTCTACAACTACAACGACTACTTTACCTCCGTTTAGTAATCCTTGGACTGCAGATGCTTGGTTTGATACATCAGGTTTAAGTTTCGAAGTTGAATACTATAATACAAATAATTCATTCACATCATCAATAATAAGTTAATATGGCATTGCAGAAATTAATAGGAGGACCTGATTGGGATGTTGTAACGAATCCAGACTCGGCTAGATATGCTGATTTTCACTACTTTATTTTGTCAGGAAGTACTGAAAGAAGTAATCCGTGGAATTCACCATCAACACCAATAGCAAAGGTTTTAAACGTAAGTAATGTAACCGCAAATTCGGTTGTAGCAAACTACGTCTCTTCCTCTGGCGAATTAACAAATGTAATATTAACTTCCGGCTCAACTGCACAAATTACATCACAAACTATCCCATTGGGTTTAGATAATACCGCATGGTTAAGTGCGAGTATCGTTTCGGACTTTACGGGTAGTGTAACTGCAAGACCTACGGGAAGTAGATGGTTTGAATTAGAATCTATTAGAAGTATTTCACAAGATACTTTTGTATATACTATTGCTGATGGGGCAACTACAATTACGAGAACTAACACAGGTCAACCTTCCGTTGGTTCATTAAGATATAGATGTAGTAGAACAATACCTTATGTTGATAATGGATGGTGGATTATAAGAGATTTATATGATTGTTCAGGTGGAACTACTACTACAACAACAACTACCACAACGACTACTACGACTACATTAGCTCCTACAACAACTACAACTACTGCAGCTCAATTCTGTAATGTTTGGACTGCAAGTAACGCATTTGGTGCAGGATATACAATTAAGGTTAAGTATTGTGGTGATACAACATATTCATTCCCAACTGTTCCACCAAATAGTTCAATCTATGTGTGTGTTCAGAATGATGATATTACAAATAATGGTAATCCAATTACGTTGACAAGTTCATCAGTTGCATGTTCTGGTAGTATAATAACTACTACAACAACAACAGGTGCACCTACAACTACTACGACTAGTACTACGACTACTACGACTAGTACAACAACGACTACCACAACAGCAGCACCGACAACAACGACTACTGCAGCACCAACAACAACAACAACTTCTACTACTACTACGACTACATTAGCATCACAAAAGTATTATGTTGAAAGTTGCGCTCAAGAAGATGGAGGACCTGTTTTATCTGGTATAATTGAAATTACAAACGCACCTTTATTAACTTCTAAAATAATTAAAGTTAATACACCTGTTGTAGGTTATTCTTGCTTCCAAGTATTCAGTACTTCAACAGGAACTATATCATTGGGAACTCGTAGTGTAACTAACATTTATACTGATTGTGTGGATTGTACGGATTAATAACTTATTAATAAAAAACTAATTGTTAAACATATATGGCTGATGTATATTTTGTAGTAACTTTAACTAACGCTGAAGCAGGTTCAGGACCAAGCTATGATGCATTCTATTCAAATGATTGTGTTACCTATTCGCCTGCTATACCTGCTACTGTGTTTCTACCATCAGTCGGTTCTCAATCTACGATAACAATACCAGATACTGCACAATGTGTAAGATTGACAAATATAAATTCAAATTGTAATAATAGTGTAACTTCATCAGTAACACCAACTACTACAACAACAACTACTGCAGCGCCTGTAACTACAACTACTACTGCGGGTGGAACTACTACAACTACAATACCTCCAACTACAACAACTACTACTCAAGTTGTAACATTCAATTGGAATTTTACCGAAGGTAATGGTGCAAGTGGTGAAATGATTTTATATATAAATGGTAGTGTAGTTGAAAATAGATTTAATACATCAAACGGAACATACTATCTTCTTCCAGGTGATACTATAAGTTGTGAAGTTATAACTACTGGTTGTACTTCACCTAATGGAAAAGCTAACTCATATAGTATAGGTAGTAAGCCAGTATTAACTGATGCAGCTTGTTCTAATGGAAGTAGTAATATATTTACTCCTACATATACTGTGGTTAGTGGCGATTTAGGAACTACAATAACTTTATCAATGTATTCTATTTGTGATAGTGCCTGTGTGTAAAACAAATTCATTTTGGGTTGTTAAATAGTAAAGACAATTTAAAATGGAAAATGGCATTAAAATAGTTATGAAGAATTTAAGATTCGTATGTGCACAGCCGGCAACACTTTATTACGCTTGGCAAGTAGAAGTAATGTTAAACAATTTCATTGAGATGGGTGTTAACCCTAACAATGTAGATATTGTTTGTTGGAAACAAAATGGTGTAGTACCTGAAGAATGGAGTAAGTTAGCATCTGGCTATCCCGCTCGATTCTTTTTTTATGATGACACGAGAGAAACCAAACATTACATTTCATCAATCAGACCCAACATCCTTAAACAACATTGGTTAGCTCATCCTTATTTAAAAGATGAAGCAATCTTCTATCACGATTCTGATATCATATTTTCCAAACCTATTTCGGAATGGATTAGTGAAGATATTAGAGATGATGAACAATGGTATGGTTCAGACACCCGTTGGTATATAGCACATTCTTACATAGTTGGTAAAGGTCAGCAGATAATCGATAAGATGTGTGATATTATGGATTTGCCAGAATCGTTGATTATAGACAACGAAATGAACGCAATCGGTGCGCAGTACTTAATGAAGAATGTAGATTATGAATATTGGAATAGAGTAGAAATCGATTCAGAATTACTATTCAGACAAATTACTGATTTAAACAATCAAATAAAAGCAGAAACTCCTTCTTATCACGAACTACAAATATGGTGTGCAGATATGTGGGCTGTATTGTGGGGAGCATGGAGAAGAGGATGGAAAACAAATTGTTTGCCAGAATTTGATTTTAGTTGGGGAACATCTACCGAAGATGATTTTTACAAAATGAATATAATGCATAACGCTGGTGTAACATCACCAATACAAGGACTTTTTTATAAAGCTGAATTTATGAATTCACTTCCTTACAATGCTGAATTAAATGTAAATGATAAGAGCGCAAGTAAAAAATATTGGGAATGGATTCAAAGAACTGCACAAAAAAGTAAATTGTTATGATAAAATTAGATTACAACACCCAAACATACCCATTTTTAGAGGTATTAGGGTTGATTTATGCTACAAAAGAGTTGAACATGCTACATAAGCAGTATCAATTCGACTTATTGAAAAGAGAAAACGACCAAAAAACTGAAATACATAAAAAATACTATGATAATTTTCAGTATATTAAACCTATCTACGATGATTTTGTAAAAGAACAAATCATGCCATTGTATGGTGAGCCTGTTGTTTATCAAAAGATACCAACATTCAGAATACAAGCTCCAAATAATGTAGGAGTGGGTGAGTGGCATAAAGATAGACAATACAACCATAACCAAAATGAGATAAATTTCTTTTTACCTTTTACTGATGCTTTCGATACGAATACTATTTGGGCAGAGAGTGAAGAAGATAAAGGTGATTATTCTCCAATAGAAGCTCGCTACGGACAGTTTGTTATCTGGGAAGGTGTTCGGTTAACTCACGGAAATAAACTCAACCAAACGGATGTGAGTAGGGTTTCTGTGGATTTTAGAATAGTTCCATTAAGTAAGTGGAGTGTGCAAGAGGGTGAAGCGATTAATACAAAGGTAAAATTTGACATTGGAGGATATTACGAATTATGCAAATAGAAAAAATAACATCAGAGAACCCTGAAATCCATTGGAGATTTCTAAATTGTGAAAACAAAATTGTAATGGACATGGGTTGTTCATTTTGGGATAGTACTTGGCACGATGATTGGTTATCATCATCTGAATACTTTGTATCTAAAGGAGCAAGTAAATTGATTGGATTCGATTGTGCTGCACACGATATTGAAAAGTATCATCAGTTGTATGGTAACGATGGAAAGTATTATACATTCCAATTATGCGTTAACGCTAATGAGCAAATAGAAGATTTATTAGAACATTACAAACCACATGTTATCAAATGTGATATTGAAGGTGCTGAAATACACTTTCAAAATGTTACAAAAGAAATGATTGAGTTTGTAGATGAAATAGCAATTGAATATCACAATGACCCAACTCGTATTTTGTGTGAACAAAAGATGGTTGAATGGGGATTTACTAACCATCAACTTTATCAATTAGGTAACGAAGATATAAACAGAGTAGGAGTATGGCATCTATGGAGATAATTAAAGCAGAGTATGGTGGTAAAGATTGTACAGAACAAATCCGTAGCAGAGTTGTAAACGGAAGATTATTAGTTCGTGCAGATAACAACATATGTGGCGACCCGGCAGTAGGTGTTGTTAAGTATCTTAAAATAGATGCTGAAATAGATGGTGAAACTTTTACCGAAGAAGTAAGAGAAGGCGCTTTACTTACTATGCCAAAGCCTAAAACAAATCGTTTAGGTATATTCTACTCAAACAATATAAACGAAAAGATATACCCAGCTATACGTGCATCATTAGAAAGTATTCGTAAAGCAGCAGAGGGTAAAGCAGATATTTTGACTTGTATGTGGAGACACGAACCACATAATCCATTTTACGAATGTATTGCATGGACACAAACATCATCACATTTGAATCAAATACTGCAAGTTTTACAATTACTATACACAGCAAAGCAAAGTGGTGATTACAAATATGTAAGTTTTTTAGAGCATGATTTAGTTTATGCTGAAGGATATTTTGATTACCCTGATTTTGATGAAGGTATTCTTGCTAATATGAATTATATTGGTATGAACAAAGAAGGATTTCAGCCACGTGGTCAGAATGATAAACCTACATCACAATTGACAATGTTGTTTGAAGATGCAATAAAACATTTTGAATCTCTTTTACCTAATGCGTTAGTAACAAATAGTGGATTATTAGAGCCACAATTAAAAATGAATGAGTGGAATGCAGAGCATCCTAACATTCATATTAATCACGGCTCACACTTTACATCGCATTATTCTATTTATAGAAAAGATAATTTATTTACGGAACATCCTTATTGGGGAAATCATTCCGACTACCTTCACTTATTTTAATAAAAACAAATGTTAAGTCTATATGATAAAGAACACAATAGACTTGCTTTCATCGGGGGAATACTACGGACAAACTAAACGCATTGATATTGCGAAAGGTATGTATCAGATTCCAGCTACGTGGAAGGATGTCTTTAAATTAATTAAACGATTATTCCATGGCCGAAAAAATAGAAGTTGATTTAGAAGTAAACTCCAATTTAGAGCCTACGATTGCCAACTTAAAAGCATTAAAAAAGCAATTAAAGGAAACTGCAGCAGGTTCTGCTGACTTTAATAAGATATCTGCGCAAATCAGAGATATGGATGATGCGATTAAAGATGCCAGCAAAACATCAGATGATTTTGCGGGTATGTTAGAAAATGCATCAGGTCCATTAGGGATGTTAGGTAAAGGTATTAGGTCAGCTGAAACAGCGTTTTCTAGCTTTAACGGACTTTTAAAGATGTCCGTTATTGGTATATTAGTTACAGCAATTGGTGGATTAGTAGCAGCATTTACAAAGAGTGAAGTTGCGATGAAGAAACTACAACCATTGTTTATCGCAATGGAAAAGATATTGGGTGGTATCTTCAGAGCATTTGAGCCTGTATTAGATGCGTTTATAGAATTAGCAACGCAGGCATTACCATACATTACAAAGGGTATTGGTATGTTCTATTCAGGTCTATACTCTCTATTCACATTAGTTAAGAACGTAGGTGTATCGGTAGGTAAAATACTTAAAGGTGTATTCACATTAGATTTCGATGCACTTAAAGAAGGTGCAGCAGGTATCAAAGATGCGTTTACAGGTGTAAGTAAAACATTTAATGATACTTACAAACGTTTCGAAGCAGGTACAAAGGAACAAACTAAAACTGAAAAAGAAGAGGCTGATAAGAGAGCAAAGAATGCAGCAGATGCAGCAGCTAAAAAGAAAGCAGCAGAAGAGAAAGCAGCAGCAGAAGCAGAGAAGAGAAGAGAGGAAATGCTAAAGAAAGCTGAAGCAGCAGATGCGGTTGAATTAGAAGCATTTAAAGCTACATTATCTGAAAGAGAAAAGGCTGAATACGAAGCAGGATTAAAATTAGCTGAACAAAGAAAAACATTAGCGGCAGCAGGTAGAACTGATATGACTGCTATTGAAGAACAATATCGTATTACACTCGCAGATATAAAGAAGAAGTACGATGATGAAGAAGCTAAAAAGAAAGAAGAGCAAGATAAGAAAGATGCGGAGAATCTTAAAAAGAAATTAGAAGAGGAAAGAGGTATAATACTTACAAATCTTCAGGCTAAATTTGAAGATTTAGATAGAGAGAACGCCAGAATTGAATTTGATTTTGAGCAGGATTTAGCTCGTTTAGCAGAACAAAGACAAATACTTGCAGACCAAGAAGCAACTGAATTACAAAATATGGAACTTACTGAATTCCAAAAAACGGAAATCAGAAAGAAGTATGCAGATGCAAGAAAGGCTATAACTGACCAGGAGATAGCAACCGAAAGAGCAGCAGCAACTGCAAAGCATGATATCAATATGGCTTATTTAGGATTGTTCCAACAATTCGGAAGTGTATTGGGTCAGGTAGCAGGAAAGAATAAAGCATTAGCGATAGCAGCAGTAGTAATACAACAAGCAGCATCAATTGGACAAATTGTTGCATCAACAGGTATTGCTAACGCTAAAGCAGTAGCAGCATCACCATTAACATTTGGTATGCCATGGGTGGCAATCAATACTGTATCGGCAGGTTTATCAATCGCAGCATCGGTAGCAGGAGCAGTTAAATCTATATCAGAAATTAATAAAGCAGCATCTCAAGCGGGTGTAACAGGTGGAGGTGGTGGTAGTGCCGCAACTGCACCAACAATAGCTGCACCTAGAGTTGGAGGTATGGCTGCACCACAAATACAAACCGCAGGTGGACAAAACCCATCATCACAAATTGCACAAACAATTGCAGCATCTCAAAGTAGACCTGTAAGAGCATATGTAGTTAGTGGAGATGTATCATCACAACAGGCGCTAGATAGAAGAACTAACTCAGCGGCTACTTTTAGTAGTGGTGGATAACCATTTTTGAATTTATAAATGTTAAATAGACATGATAAAAGATAACACAGAAGAATTATACGAACTTATACTACAAGATGATGAGGATGGTGTATTTGCTAACTCATTAGTAGAATCACCAGCTATCGAAAGAGATTTCGTTTGGTTGAATAAGGAAGTAGCATTTCAATCGGTATCGGAAGAGAAGCAATTAGTTGCCGGTCCAATATTAATTCCAAATAAAAAGATACTTCGTATTGATGGTGAAGGTAAAAGATACAATGTATTCTTTACGCCTGAAACTATTGAGATGGTTGCCAGAAAGTTTATGAAAAACAAATATGGTGATGAAGTAACATTGGAGCATGGTAACAAAACATCGGGAGTTTATTTAACCGAGAGTTGGATTGTAGAACAATCTTCTAAAGATAAATCAAACTTATACGGATATACTTTACCAAAAGGTACTTGGTTTGGAATATACAAAATCGAAGCACCAAAGATTTGGGAAAAAGTAAAAGATGGTACATTCAGAGGATTCTCAATTGAGGGTTTATTTGAACATAAGAAGAGTAACCTTAAACTTGCTTTAGAGAAGGATATAGCGGACTTAACTGATGATGAAGCAGAAGTATTACTTTCACAAATTAAAGCGATTATAAAGAAGGATAAGAGGTATGCAGCAAAGCAGAGAATAGAAATGGAATCTTATTCAGATTATGGACAAGGTATTTCTAATAATGCAAAGAGAGGAATCGAATTAAACGAAAAGAATGGTAATAAATGTGCAACCCAAACGGGCAAAGTAAGAGCACAGCAATTAGCAAATGGTGAACCCATTTCAGTTGAAACCATCAAAAGAATGTATTCCTATTTAAGTAGAGCTGAAACCTACTACGATGAAACTGATACATCAGCTTGTGGAACTATATCTTACCTATTATGGGGAGGTAAAAGTGCATTAAGTTGGAGTAGAAATAAATTAAGAGAATTAGGATTGTTGGAAGAAGCAGAAGCACAACCATCAATACCGGCATCTACATACCCTGGCGAAGCAGCTAAAAAAAGAAAGAAAGATGACAAGTAATTCCGTACATAGTAAATTACAACATTTCATTTCAGCTGAAATCAGTTTCTCTGAATTTGAAGATATACTAAAGAATCAGGCAACTCGTTCTAACCCTGTTAGAGTAGGTTGGATTACTGAAACTGGCAGAAAAAGATATTATGATATGTTTTGGATTGATGGACCGATTGGTGATGGTATTGCCGGCGGTAGTGATACTAAAGCAATGATGGATATGTATAATGTGCCAGTAGTTGGATTAGATGGTGATTGGAGAACTTTGGACTTCAATACTGTTTATAAAGTAAGATTTAATAATAAAACATATAAAGTAGATAACTAATGCCAATCAATATTAACAAAGGAGAATCTGAAAGTGAATTCATCAGTAGATGTATTGGTGAAGAAATCAATTCAGGCAAAGAGCAAGATGTAGCAACAGCTATATGTTACTCTTATTGGGATAAAGAAACAATGAGTAAGATAAAAGATACTTCAGCTAAAGTAATGGCTAGAGTAGCTTACGATACTAAATTCAGAGGTATCAATCTAATGGCTGAAGAAGGTGATGACCCATGTTGGTCTGGATATGAGCAGTATGGTACTAAAGATGTAGGTGGTAGAGAAGTTCCTAATTGTATACCTGTAAGTGGGGAATAATGGAAACGAGATTACTACAATTAGAATTAAGTATGGATGCCGCTAAAAGAGACATCGATGAACTTAAAGAATTATTAATTAATTTAACCTTTATGGTTAATGATTTAAGTGATAAAATAAACTTATTATCAAATGGCTAAATCCAAATCATCAGGCGGTACTACAAAAGTATCATTCGGAAAAAAGAGTACAGGTAAAGCGAGAAAGAGTTATGGTCCCAAAGACCAAAAACCAAAAAGATATAGAGGCCAAGGCCGTTAATCAGAGAGTAAACAAAGAAGGGTAGCCATAAAACAGCTACCCTTTCTTCATTTCAAAATTAAATACTATGGACAGTTAAAACCTCAACAATACAAATGTACGAAAGGTTTTTCAATTTTCCAAATTTATTGCAAAAAGAAACCCACCCTGAAATGGCACTAACAGGGTGGGTGTATATAAAAAGGTAATAGGACACTGATTATAAGTTACGTGTATAAAGAATCAGTATTGATTAAGTCCTATTCTCTAATCTTTAACAAAGATACTTAAAAAAATCTACATTTCCAAATAAAAAATATTTTCATAATTTCTAAAGAATATCGGCGCTTTCGAAAATTTGCTTATACTTATAATAAATACTACAAATTAGTTTAGTAACATAAATTTGTTAATTTAAAATATTTGTTGTATATTTGAAACATCAACTCTAAAAATGGCACATCTCTAAAACAAATCCCCTAAAAGTAAATCGACCTGTATTCAAGCTACGATGATTCAGTTGAACGGTAGTAGTTTAGACATCGGATTAGTAATTGCACTACTGAAATAATGTAGAAACATAGCGATGAGGTTTTCTCCGGTAGGTCAAAAGAAATAGTTAATAAGAGATTGACGAGTTGGTATAGGTTTTTGTACAGACACCCTTTACTATACTGATAATGACTCAACTACGAAGTACTATTTTGAAAAAATGCAGAAAGCTCCAAAGGGTGTTCTGGCTACATTCAGTAGTGTAAAATTATTTTAAAAAAAGTTAGTTAAAACAGCTTTTTCGAAAAATTAAATGATATATATAAGTATAGTAAAATAAAAACAATTATAATATGGCACATGAAATCTGGAAACCAATAGAAGGTTTCTCACTCTATCAAATCTCAAATACAGGAAAAGTAAGAACTTGTCAGAAAGGCAGGGGCAGAGTTAATTGGTATGAACTTAAATTAAGAAAGAATCATAGAAGTGGTTACATATATGTTGGATTATATGATAGCATCAGCAGAAAATGGTTTAGAGTTCATAGATTAGTTTATCAGCACTATACAGGTTGCATACCTGATACATTAGTAGTTGACCACATTGATAATGATAAACAAAACAATCACGTTAACAACTTACAATTACTTACTAAATCAGAAAACGCTAAAAAATATCATAAATTAAAAAAACAAATCAATGAGCAAGAGTATTAAGAAAAACAAAATGCTACAAATCAGCGAAGAAACACATAAGATGCTGAAAGAATATTGCGATAAGCATGGTTTCAAAATGGGAGGCTTTGTATCAGCATTAGTTAAACAAGCAATTTACGGAAGAAAAGATAGATAATATGAAATGTATATTCAGATTTGGAACTTGGTTAGAAGGTCTAATTTCAGTTCTAACATTAGGACACGGTAAAGCATTCGCAGGTTGGGTAGCTTGGACATTCTTTAAGAACCCTGATTGTGGCTGCGAAAGACGTAGAATTTATTTAGATGAACTATTTGGATGTCAGGAAGGAATTAAATTATAAGTTATGATAAAAGTATTAACAGAAGAAGAAAGCGCTCAAATGCGACTAAAAGAATTAGAAATGAAGCGATTATGGAGTAGAGAACAAATCGTAGCAGATGCGAAACTATTCCGCTCAATGCCTGATATGGGAAATACAAAGTACATAGTAGGTGAAGAGAATTGGCAAGGTTTCTTTAAATGGTTAGAAACAAATGAAGCAAGAGAAGTGTGGAATGAAACGCCATACATTTTAACATTAGCACAATATTATACAAACAAATAAAACAATTATGAAAGTAGTAAAAGCAAATTTAGATGGTACACAAGCAATCGATGAGAATTCAGTATATCTCGTTGATTTTTCAAAGATTCAATCAGTAAATGATTTAGTTATAATCCTTGCATCAGTAGGATTTAGTTTCTCACCACGCCACCCGCAGTTTGAAACAATTAAGCAGTTTTTAGCATTGGATAATCCTATTGCACTTCAGCAACCACAACAACCAAAGCAAGAAGAAATTAAATTACCTAAATTGAAAAAGTTAGACTAATGGAAACAACTGTAACTACAATACCACCAGAACATACATTCCATCCTTATACTAAAGATGAGTTTGTAGAGTTAAGAAATGTTATGGTAAACATTACTACACACATTCCAAATGATAGAATGGGTTGGGTATGGGGTAACCATAATAAAATAAGTGGAACAAACGAACCACAGCCGTGCAGTTGTGGTAGTGCTGCAGGACATTGGAAGAGAGCAGCGGAAACTATTCGTAATTTTATTTCAACAAAAGAATCACTATTAAATGGCTAATGAAGTAACCGGAAGTGTGGCTGAACAATGTGAAAGAAGATTGGAAAATCTATTTAAACAATCCCATACATGGTTACTTCAGGTATCATTCAACATATGTAAGAATACAGAAGAGAGTGAAGATTTAGTAATGGAATTGTATGAGTATCTACATAAGAAGCAGAACAATAGAATCTTCTTTGATAACTCATACAATCTCATTTACTGTATGCATTTCATTAAACATCGTTGGATAAACAAAACAAAGAAACTTAAACGATTACAATATCAGGAAGATATCTTTACTGATGACCCATCGGAAGAGTATGATGTAGATAGAGATTTAGGTATAATGAAAGCATATGATGAAGTAATGGGAGAGATACAAAGATTAAAACAAACCAGACAATTCGCATCTGCTATGTTGTATGAGTTGTATTGGACTTCAGATGATACACTGCAAGAAGTTGCAGATAAAATCGGAATATCAAAATCGACAACCTTTATAGCAATAAAGAAAGTAAGAAAGCATCTAAAAGGAATAATAAAGAATCCATTCATAGATTAATCAGTTATAATGAGAATAGAGATAAGGGAATGTATAAAATGCGGAGAGATAGGAGAAATACCACAACCAAAGGACCATACGAGCAATGTATGTAAAGAGTGTAGAAACAAAGCAGCTAGAATATACGCAGAAAGAAGAGCAGAACAAAAGGGACAAAGAAAAGGTATGATGGGAAGATTACCTTACCCATTAGAAGGTAAGTGGGCATATCCTTTACAAAAGTTTCAAAGCATAAACAAAGTATTTAAGAAGTTACATTTTAGACACGAATGGATAGAGCAGATAAGAATCAATTTAGAAATTACTCTTAACAATAAAGAAGTAATGGATTGGATTAATGCACATAAAGATGAAGCACCTTTAAAAAGACAAAAGAAGATAGAAAGAGATTACCCTGATACAACTAAAATGACATGGGATGAGTGGGAAAAGGGGGGCTGGGGAGATGAGGTCGATAGTTAGAAAATTTTGATAGTAATGTTAAGAGAAGAAACATACCATAGGATTGCGAATGAGTACGGAGTAGGCGTAGGTATAGCAGAATGGACTGAACCATTTTATCCCTACTATCCAATAAGTAAGATGCCGGATGATTTCAAAGTTATAATTCTGACAAACCTAATAATAAGAGAAGGTATATATCAGCAAGTACATAGAGAACTATGGAGACTAAAGAATAAGATAGGTAAAAGAAGAATAAAAGAAAGTACACTATATGAGAAAGCAATTAACAATGTGGTTGAAGAAACTGGCATCGTTCTTAATATCTGAAGAAATGATATTATTAGCCGCTTACTTCTTCCTACTATTCATCCTATCATTTGGATTTCATATGCTAAAGACGATATGGGTAGCACTCCTAAAGTAATATATACATATATACGCATTAACTACAAACGGAAGCATCGGTGTTAAAATAACATAGCTAAACATTAAAGATGCCATTCACAAAAGGAAACAAATTAGGAAAAGGTAGACCGGCAGGACAATTGAATCGTTCTACCGAACAAGCTAAACTTGCTGTTGCAAGATTGGCTAATAGTGGATTGGATGCGCTGAGAGAAGATTTGGAGAAGATAAGAAAGAATGACCCATTAGAAGCAGCAAAGATATATTTGAAACTAATTGAGTACATCGTTCCAAAGAAACAAGCAATAGAATTGACAGGAGAAATAAATCAACGCATTCAACAAATATCAGTAAACATACAAGATGGAACTGCAAATAGACACATCAAAGACGTATAGAGATATTGAAGGTAGTAAAAGAATCTGCATACTTCAAGGAGGAACGAGAAGTGGTAAGTCATATTCAGCATTACAATGGATATTGGTTAAAGCATTAAGTGAACCTAATATGGTATTCTCTATTGTCCGTAAATCATTTCCATCAATGAGAGTATCCATTATGAGAGATTGGGTTGGTATTCTAAAAGGTTTAAACATATGGGATGAAGATAAATGGTCTGCAACTGAACACATCTATACATTTGATAACGGAAGCATGGTTGAGTTTATGTCAATCGATAGTTCGGAGAAACGTAAAGGTAGTGCAAGAGATTACTTATTTGTAGATGAGTGTAATGAGTTAAGCAGAGAAGATTGGTTTCAATTATTTATCAGAACACGTAAGAAGAGTATCATAGCATACAACCCATCATTTGGTACAAACAATTATATCTTTACTGAAATACAAACACACCCCGAAGCGGACTTATACATTAGTACGTTTAAAGATAATCCTTATTTAGAGAAGCAGTTAGTAGAAGAGATTGAAAGATTAAAAGATATTAACCCTGAATACTATAAGATATATGGTATGGGTATGCCAGGTAATAACGTAGGTACAATCTTCTCAATCAATTTAGTAGAAGAAGTGCCAGAGAATGCAGAGTTCGTTGCATTTGGATTAGACTATGGATTTACCGTTGACCCAACTGCTTTAGTAGCAATTTGGAAAAGAGATAAAGATATTTTCATTGATGAACTAATATACCACAAAGGAATGGTTACATCAGATATAGCACAAAGATTAAGAGATTTAGAAGTAGGTAGAGAAGAGATATGGGCAGATAGTGCAGAACCTCGTCTTAACGAAGAACTATATAGGCTCGGATTCAACGTTAAACCAGTGCGTAAGGGGAAGGATTCCATTAAGCTAGGTATTGACCTTATGATGCAATATCGCTTAATAGTGACAAAGAGAAGCAGTAATATAGTGAAGGAGTTCGGAGAGTATGTTTGGATGGTAGATAAGAATGGTAACTTTGAAAACATTCCTGTTGATTATTCAAACCACGCAATAGATGCAATTCGTTATGTGTGTATGGAAAGATTAAATGCGAAGAAGATAAACGCTGGACAATACTCAATATCAATAAGATAATATGCAAACATACACATCAGAAGAAGTAAAACAATTGTTACTATATGTAGCAGAAACACAAAAGGAAAACGAAGAGTTAAAAGCCAAAATGATTGCTATGGATGCAATGCTGAAAAACGAAATGGCTAAAAACAAACAATTAAAACAAATACTAAATACATACACCGCATGAGAAAGACATTAACATTAGAGATACCTACGAGTTGGAAAGATGTAACACTTAAACAATACCTAGCGTTACAAGCCGATTTGGAAGCATATAGAGATGATGAAGAAGCACAAATTGCATTAACGTTACATCACCTATGTGGATTAGACCCGCAGTATCTAAAGAGTTTATCAGTTGAATCATACAATAGAGTAAAAGCAAAGTTAAATGAATTTACTTCACCTGAAAGTATTGAGTTAACACAATTCGTAACAATAGATGGAAAGGAATACGGCTTTGAACCTAACCTATCTAAAATGTCTTATGGTGCTTACGCAGATATCACACAATACGATACACTAAACATAGATAAGAATTGGGGAAAGATAATGAGTATCTTATATAGACCTGTAACAAAGAAGCATCAAGAAAGATATGAGATAGAAACATACGATGGTACTATCGATGAAACCAAATGGTTAGATGTTGATATGGATGTTCATTGGGGCACCCTGTTTTTTTTTGTTCATTTGCAAATGGACTTACTGAAAGGTATCCTGAACTCTTTGAAGGAGGAGGAAATCCCACCCAGCATGAGGTCAATTTTAGCAAGAAGTGGAGAGCTTATTCAACTATCATTGAACTTGCCGATGGCAAAATTAAAGAAATAGATGAAGTGGTGAAAGAACCATTAGAAAAATGCCTATTATATTTAGCTTTTAAAGCTGACAAATCACAATTGGAAGGAATACTACATAAGGAAGCGATGAAATCTATATCAGCATCCAAATAGTTCTACCATTTTTACATTGAACATTGTTAAAGTAATAAACATTATTTATTATGCCTTGGTCAAATAGTAGAAATGGTGCGTTGAGATATTCCGTTAATAGAGAGAATAATTCTGGATATTACATCGGGCCAACACGCGGATTGAGTTCTCCAAAGAATAGTAGGAGAGCTTGTTTGTGTCTTAACGAAGATACATACGATGTAAAGTGTTGCCAAGGTGCATTAATGCAGCAGGGTATTGGAGTAATTGAATCACCTAATAGAACAAAAGGTGGAGCATTCTCTGATGGTTACTCTGATGGATTTGATATAATATTAGATTAAAATAAAAATATAACATGGCAGAATTATCAAAACAAGCCCTGAGGGTTGAAAATAATACCGAATTTCCAAATAACAATAATGGTCAGATTACACCATCACGTTTAAGAGGATTCAATGAAGATATGATTGACTCATTAGTAGATGAGATATCATATAACGCTGATAGTGCCAGTTGGAATGCACAAATAGCAGCATTAGACCCATCGGGTTCTGCTGGCTCAATATCTGCATTAAATGCTTTCACTGCATCGCAGTTGATTGTAAATAGTGGATTAAACGCAAGTACTGCATCACAACAAACACAAATAGATTCTTTAACTGCGGCTACTGCATCTTATGCAACATCTGCAATTACTGCAAGTTCATTAGTAACCGCATCATTTGATAACGGAACTCGTAACTTAACATTTACAAAGGGAGATGCAAGTACATTCGCAGTTAACATACCTGATGTAAGCGGAAGCAGTGGTAACTTTGTAACTACATCTTCATTCAACGCA